TGACAAGCTTGATGTTGAATACTCGGCAGAGAAGGGCTACCCACGCTCTGTTCGCCTAACAACAGTTCAGCCTTCTGGTACTCTTTCCCTTCTTCCAGGTGTAACCCCAGGAATCCATCCAGCATTTGCGCGCTACTACATTCGTCGTGTTCGTTTTGGTGCTGCCGATCCACTCGTGAACGCATGTCGTGCTCGTGGCTACAAGGTTCAATGGGAAATTGGTCTTGACGGTAGAGAAGACCATACAAAGTATGTTGTTGATTTTCCTTGTCAGTCTCCAGAGAATGCAGTTTTAGCAAAAGACATCACAGCCGTAGAACAGCTTGAATGGGTTAAAAAGATGCAAACACAATGGGCAGACAACGCAGTTTCTGTAACTGTCTATTACCGCAAGGAAGAACTTGAGCAAATCAAGGAATGGTTGTCAAACAACTACGACAATCATGTCAAGTCTGTTTCTTTCCTTCTCCACGCTGACCACAACTTCCCATTGCCCCCATATGAAGAAATCACTCAGGATGTGTACGAAAAACTTCTTTCCAAAGTTGACTTTTCAATCCCTATGGTTTTGACAGGAAATGACGAAATTGATCTTGATGATTGCGCGACTGGTGCCTGCCCTGTAAAGTAAAGGCATGGCTATAAACCTTTCCCCCAAAGAACGCTTTTTCCAGAAGGTCAACAAGTCTGGTAGTGAGGCGTATCCAGATTGCTGGATTTGGAAAGCTGGAAAGAACAGCAAAAATTACGGTTCTTTCAAGTATTATCAAGACAAACCGGCGATTGGTTCGCATGTCTCAAGCTACCTATTTCATATCGGTGAAGTACCAAAAGGAATGCTTGTCTGCCACCATTGCGACAACCCGCCGTGCGTTAATCCTGAACATCTTTTTCTAGATACGAATTCAGGAAACATGAAGGACATGTTCAAAAAGGGAAGAAACCCCCCTCAGACGAAAAAACAAACTCACTGTAAAAAAGGTCATTCTTTTGAGGAATTTAAACCGATTGTATATGTAAAGAAACAGGGTAGGCAAATTGATGAAGAATATAGAGTCTGCAAGGAATGCAAACGCATTAATGATTCAAAAAGAAAAGGGCAGAACCTTGAATACATGCGTGAATACAATCGTAAAAATAGAGACAAACTAAACGAGCAAAAAAGATTACAATACCATGCCAGAAAGAATCAGGAGTAGCCAATGAGTCAAGGAAAAAGACCGTCAGATAAGTACCTCTACGAAGTAGCCAATGTTTACATAAAAGCATATGCATCATCAACCGGTGTCCAAAAAGCAGTTGCTACCCACTTTGGTATACCAGTCTCAAGAGCGGCCAAGCAAATCATAGTTGCACGCAACCGTGGCATGCTCCCGGCTACTGAAGAACTAAGATTACGAAGGCAATACGACACAGCAAAACGAAACCTTGAACAATATGTGAACAACATAGAGTTACTACAGCCCAAAGAATAAAAATGACACAAAAATACGACTTCACATCAAGCGGCATAAAAGTCAAAGGCGAAGACTCCTATCATGTCTTCAAACTAGAAGAACAAGATCAATGGGTACTTATCCGCTACAGAGATAACATAACCTACGAAGCGGGAACCTTTGCATCACCCGATGAAGCACGCGCATTCGCACACGCACTAGGCTTGGAACTAACTAAAGTAAAACAATGAGCGTTTCCTATCTGGGAGAACTCGGTGTTCCTGATGCTTGCCACAAAGCCATAGGAATATTAAGAGAATACGGCCTTGAAAAAGACATTCCGTATAATTCCTATACTGGATCAGTAAGTTTCAAAGGTTCCCTAGCTCTCGCATGCGGCTCAACATTAAAGAAACTTCAACCCTGGGATGGCTCCATAACGGAATATGGAATTCCCGTGCCTGAACACAGTATTAGTTTGTTCATGGAAACAGTTTCGTATTTAGAATCTTTAATTGATGACGATATTGATGAATGGTCTTCCAGTCACACATTTGCAGACATTGTTAACCTGGTTCAAAAAGCGATAAACCGGATAGAAATAGCCATCACGTGATTCTTCCCCACGAAATAAAATGGCTAAAAGCATGCTCGTCTCTAGCACCTCTTTTTTCTACATGCTCAAAAAGACAATATGCGTCATTCGTGATTGCCCCAAATAGGCGAGTTGTCGGGTTTGGCTACAATGGCTCCCCTCCAGGAATGCCACACTGCACAGACGGTCACTGCCCAAGACTCCAGGAAGACTCGGCATCAGGAAGCGCCTACGATAACTGCATAAGCCAACATGCCGAAGCAGGAGCGCTCTTATGGTCAGACCCCTCCATGCGTATAGGGGCAACACTTATCGTCAACGGTGCCCCTTGTATGGGGTGCGCCAAACTAATAGCCTCATCTGGGGTTATTCGGGTCGTTTGCATAAATGATGGAAACTATGTACAATGGCCTCAAGTAAAGCAGTTCTTTGCAGACGCAAAGATAGAGATAGTAGAACATGACATACAACTATGAAAAGGCATTCACAGAAGGCCACAAATACAACAACATAGTTGCCAAGTTTCTCAGCGAACAAGGAATCCCCTGCAAAGTGCCAGAACTTGAACTTGCACAAAACAAAGCAGATCGTATGCGATTCACATTAGGTGAAAAAGACATCATCTTAGAAAAACTGCCTAAAGTACTAGAAGTAAAAACAACACGTCGGGCATTTGGCGACGATCCCCACGACTTTCCATTCTCTAATACAATCGTGGATACTGTTCACGGATACGAAAGTAAAGAAGTAAAACCATACGCGTACATTCTTTATAGTCAACCAACAGGCTCAATGCTCGTCTTGCCACCGTCCACAAAAAACAACTGGAACATAAAGACTATTTATGACACATACCAGGATTTAACCGACGACTTTTATCTCATCAACAAAAAAGATATACGCCCGATGACCGACCTCGTAGCCCGCCTCCTACAATTGCAAAACGCAACGCACTGACCTCGCCGGCTCTCCTCCGCTTCTACACGCCTATGCGCGAAGCGCACGATAATTTTTCAAATCAGATGATTGCCCGTCACTCCCCGTTCAGATAAATCTAAACGAATACAGGATCTTTGATTATAAATTATCCCCGTCAGCGCTCTTCTTCTTAGAATTTGCATATCTTTCAAGAAGACGACGCCCCTTAGCTGCAAGTTCCGCAGCATCCTCCATATTTTGAGGCACAGGCTCACCCCAAGCAGCAGCAGACAAAGCCAAACGCGTAGGCTTACCCTTCTCGTCCTTCATAGGACCGCTCGGATTAGTAAAGAACCGAGTCAAAAAAGAACCCTTACGACGCATCTTCGTAGGAGTATTAGCAGCCCCACGAACCCCAGGAAGCAAATTGGAACCCTCAGTCTCCCTGAAATGGCGACGACCAGCAGCAGTCAAACCACCCTTAGGATCGCGAAGAACCTCACCCTTCTCAGAATGCTCCAAAACGCCATCAAAACCCTCAATGGGGTGCGAATATGGAAACCAGTCTAAATCATCATCAGAAGCCGTCACAACGCCACTGAGAGCATCCTTGGAGAGCTTCTCTTTCGCTTTATTAGCCTCTTCGCGCTCAATCAAAAGTTCAGACAACCGTTTTCTATTTTCTTTTATTGCGTTAGTAATCTTTTCAGTTGCTTCAGGAGAAACCCTCCCCGATGCCCCCCGATTAAGTTCCTCAGTATCAGCGACAACCCTAGCCTGCAACGAACGAATTTCATTATCACGCTTCAGCCTTGCTTCATTCTCTCCACGAACACGATCCTGCTCCCTAAGACGCGCAGACTCATCAACCCCTTCATTGCCTCCAACATTACGAGCATTTCGGTCAACGCCGGCATTAGCATTCCTTCGTTTCCAATACGATTCCTCTTCAGGGTCAGCATCAAACCCCCTAGCATCCCTACTCTCACCAGGCATTGGATCCGTAGGAGCAGAAGGCGGTCTATCGTCAGCATTCAACAAACGCTGGCGAGTTTTTTTAGGTTTTTTAAGTGCAGGAACATTATCCACACCATCAGGACCAGCAACCAAACCATCCCCATCACCATCAACATCCGACACCCCACCAAGAGGCCGACCCAACGACTTCACATACAAATCAAAATCAAAAACCGCCTGCTCACCATCCACGCCATCAACACAATCAACGTCAGAAAAAACACTATCCACAACACCATCCGCACTCAAAATCGCAGACGACACCCCATCGCCAACCAAAAGAGACTTAACATCCGAAAACTTAAACACAACAAATAATACAACACCAACAAGAACACACCGGCTCACACCCGTTTCAGATAAATCTATTTAGAAAGTAGCTATAAGCACTAGTTTTCGTCTCCCCACGGCATGCAGCGCGCTGCCCGAAAGTCCCGTCACTGGGGCTGCCTGGTCGCCGCTGATGTTAGGTTCACCTTATTAGGGTTGCCTATTATGTTAGTTATGCCTAACATTGCTAGTTGCTTTATGCTACTAACTTAGTTTCTTTATGCTACTTATTTAGTTGCTTCTTGAAACTGTTTAGTTGTTTGTTGAAACTATTTAGTTGTTTAATGAAACGCTTTAGTTTCTTAACAAAACTATTCAGTTGTTTAATGCTACTCGTTTAGTTTCATAATGCTACTCATTTAGTTTTTTAATAAAACTATTTAGTTTCGTAACGCTTGCTAATGTGTTCACATTCACAATCACAGATAAACAAACTGATTCAATCGCCAGTGTTACCACTCACTAAACCAATCGTTATGTTTAGCATGAACATCTCTCTTATGTAAACCGTTCCAAACAATAACAACAACCACACTAAGGAATGTACCCACAGTAATGATCATCATATGTAACCACTTACTAAGTGATACTGCTTGTCTTTTATTGAAAACCAATTGTGCCTTACGGGTGCTTACGGGTGTAAAAGCTAATCGCCCTTAACCATAATCCACATAGCTATCATTCCTAGAACGATAATCCCATACCATATTGTTGCACTAAGTATTGAGCCAAACATTATCTGTTGTCCCCATCTCCACTAATAACATCTCTTTGTAATCTATCTTGTAACTTGGAAATGTTATTAAGAGCGACTTCGTTTAGTGGCACATTCAATTCTTTTGCAATCATTGCTACATACCATAAGACGTCTCCTAGTTCACTGACTAACTCATCATGTCTCTTGTTTGATAAAGGAAGACACGGGTCATCATCTCTGATGTACTTCTTTAGTTTCCCCGCGACTTCTCCTGCTTCTGATACAAGACCCAGTACACAGTATTCAAGTCCTTTGTCTGTTGGATACTTAGCAGTTTTGGTTGCTTCTAGTTGATAGTCGTTCATTGTTATCATTTGTAGTTCACCTCAAACCCCACAGCGATTAGTCCTTTTACTAATTCAGAGTGGAATTCATCATCATAGATTGGATTACCCTCTGTGTCTTCACTTAATGCTCTGTAAAGGGCCGCAGGATATTCAGAGTCTCTCATGCTTTGTATGCCTTCATATTGGATAGCGTCACTAAATACTACTAATCTAGGATGTGTTGTTGTGTAAGGTACAGCGACAAACTCTATGACTGTGTTGTCTACATGTATGAATGATAAACACTCTTTTACTTTTACTTCACTATTAACAAACAGTTCAGTCAAATTATGCTCACGGGTGTTATGGGTGTGTGAACAGAATGCTTCAGCAACAAAGGTGAAGGCATCAACACCCCACCCTTTTCTTATTACATAAGCACACTTCAGTAAACGTCCGAACCTGTCAGGCTTATCTCTCATAAATATTTGACTAAGTTGAGCGACTGCTACCAACTCACCCTCTCTCCAACCCATAAGAACAAAGTTGAGGTCTTCCCCAATACCTTCTGTTTCTATGATTGTTTCCTTAGCAAGTTTCGCACTTGAAACAGCAAGAGCCAGTTTGTCCATCGTTGTTGAATATCTATCCACGGGTAAAACTCTAGACCAAAAAAAAGATAAAACAGGTAACGGATTCAACTAAGTGTCGTGTTATTGTCTCACTCATGACAAAACAAAAACCAACCCCTAAGAAGAAGTCAGCAGCCAAGAAAGCTCCTGCTAAGAAGGCTCCTGCTAAGAAGACTGCTCAGAAGAAGGCTGTCGCTAAGAAGCCTGCCGAAAAGAAGCCGGTTGAGAAGAAGGCAAAGACCTCTGTTACTCCTTCAACAAAGTCAGATGTAAAAGTAAAAGTGACTACGGGTGACTTGAACGAGATTAACTCTTCTCTTGAGAAGGTGCTTACTGAATTCGTATCAGCGCCAGAAGTACATCAAATAAAGAATGTAGTCAATGTAATCAGAGCAAATGATGTTCAGAGTGTGAAGACTCGTAAGAGAATGCTAAATTGGTTCCGTCGTAAGTAATCACACTTACATAGAAAGGAACCAGTGTTAGTCTTTGACTTCTTCTCTGGAACAGGGTCATCAACACAAGCATTCGCTGATGCTGGTCATACAGTCATTAGTTTTGAGTTAGATCCACACTTCACACCAACACACAGTGCTGACATTTTAAGCATCACGGGTGAATGGTTACTTGACACCTACGGAACACCTGACTTCATATGGGCATCACCACCATGTACCGCCTTTAGTGTCGCATCTATTGGTCATCACTGGTCAAAAGATAATGGAGTGTTCACCCCTAAGACAGATATGGCTAGTAAGAACCAAGTTCTCGTTGCTCACATCAGAAGTATTGTTGAACAATTGAAACCAACACACGGGTACCTAATTGAGAACCCAAGAGGAGTACTTCGTAAACTCCCTGTTGTTGAAGGACTTGAAAGAAACACAGTTACATACTGTTCTTATGGTGATACCAGAATGAAACCAACTGACCTATGGGGTTATGCCACGGGTTGGCAACCACGCACAGCGTGCAAGAACGGCGACCCTTGTCATGTTGCCGCCCCAAGAGGTTCACGGACAGGAACACAAGGAATAAAGGGCGCAAAAGACAGATCTCGTGTGCCATATGAACTAGGTTTAGAGATTATGAATTCAATAACAGAACACGCAAGCAAGGGAACCAAATGAAAGAACTAACATTCGGAAGTTTATTCGCAGGCGTTGGCGGTATTGATATTGGAATGGAAAAGGCATCATGGGATTGTCGCTTCCAAGTTGAATGGGATAAGAACTGTCAACAAGTTCTTGGCTATCACTGGCCTGATGTTCCAAAATGGTGGGATGTTTCTGATGTAAACGGTGCAGACCTTCCACCAGTTGATCTCATTACCTTTGGTTCTCCATGTCAGGACTTATCAGTAGCGGGTAAAAGAGCAGGACTTCAAGACGGCAAACGATCCAGTTTGTTTTATGAAGCAACACGAATAATTAAAGAAATGCGAGAAGCAACTAATGGACAATATCCAACCTGGGCTATTTGGGAAAACGTCGCCGGAGCCTTCAGTAGCAGTGGCGGTGACGACTTTGAGGCAGTCATCAGAGAAATGGCTGACATCGGGAGTCATCACATCGAGTGGCATTGCGTGGATGCGCAGTTCTTCGGAGTCCCCCAACGGCGTAGAAGAGTGTTCCTCATCGCTTGCTTCAGTCCTACAATCCTCTCAAGAGGTGGACAAGAAATTCTTCCTATCGGTGAAGGCCGCAGAAGGAATACTTCGTCGCGCAACAAGAAGAGAAAAGACTCTTCCCCCACGCTTACAGAAAGCATTGGAACACATAGCAAACTCGGATCCGGACAAGAAGTAGCAAATACCATCTCTGCTTCTCTTTATCATCACGGAAGTGTTGTAAACCAAGACGCAAACAATGGTCATCTAGTTCTTGAACCGTATGTCAAGTCAGCAAGAGCACAATCTGCTGAGGGTTTTGAAAGTTGGAAAGACGGAGATGTAGCACCAACGCTGAACTCTTTTGACAACACGGGTGACTCACGGGCAACTGTTGTTATCGCTTTTTCTCACACACAAGGGCTTGATGCTCAACCATCTGAAGACTCAACTCCCACACTGAGAGAAAAAGGTGGTGGCATGGCAGTTGCTTATGACGAACCACTCATTATCAACGCAACTCGTGTTGATGACATTCGCATCACAACATCACCAATGAACACTCTTGCCGCACGAATGGGTACGGGTGGAAACAATGTTCCATTCATAGCCATCCCTATTCAAGATGGTCGTGAGATTGAGAAGCATCAGAATGGACTTGGAGTAGGTAGTGAAGGTGACCCTTCATACACGCTTGACCAAACAGGTGCGCAAGCCGTAGCTTACGGAAAGCCAGTCATCTACCCAATTCAAGGAACAATCATTGGTCGTGCCGATACTTCAGGACCGCAAGGTTCAGGAATTGGAGAAGATGGTTCACCTATGTACACATTGGACACAATCAGTGCTCACGGGATAGCCTACGAACCTTTCACAGCAACATCGTTTGCTCAGTATGAAGAAGGAATCGGAACACTTAAAGCATCAGGCGGTGACATTGGAGGCGGGTCAGAGACTCTTGTTCTTCGTGTTGAATCAAATGTTGCACCAACGTTGCGTTCAGGTGGTGATGGTGGAGTGCCTTCATCAAGAGGAGAGCATCTCGTTGTTGAAGCATATGACGAGTACAACGACTCATTAGGTGGAGATGTTCATCACGCATTGAGAGCAGGAACTAAACAGTCCACGGGTGTATTCACTGAAGAAGTAGTCACGGGTGAACCGAACCTCGCAGTGAGGCGATTGACCCCAATTGAATGTGAAGCACTTATGGGATGGCCGAGAGATCACACTCTTTATCGTGCTGATGGGAAACTGAACAGCGACACTAATCGTTACAAGATGTGCGGCAATGGTGTTGCTTCACCAGTTGCTGAGTTTATTGGTAATCACTTGAGAGAGGTTCATCATGGACTCTTTGGATGAGTACCCACCAGACGAGTATGTAGATGACAACATCGCACGGATACGCATGTCCATCTGCAAAAGATGCCCTCGCTTTCACCCCATAACAAACAACTGTCTAGAGTGTGGATGCTTCATGCCCATAAAAACAGGATTACTACACGCAGAGTGTCCACTTCAGAAGTGGTGATTATTTATCCCACCTATGCTTAGCCAAACCTAAGTCAAAAGCAAGTTGCGGGTAGTTACCAATCCGCTGGTGGCACTGCCTACAGACACACATGAGATTGTCTTCATCAAGGATTGACCCACCTTGTGAGCGCCTCACTATTTCGTGAACATCCACTGACCTTCTGCTGTTGTAGACAGTTAGTTCGTCATGTGTTGCAAATATCCTGCATGCTTCACACCACTCTCGCTCAGAAAGAAGTCTTGCTACAAGAGGTCTACGAAGTTCGTATTCCGCTTCCTTCTTTTTAGAACGGTACTTCACTATTTTCCACGCATTGCACGCGGTTTGCGACTACCTTCTGTAACCCATTTTTGTCCACATTGAAGACAATCGGTTGCCCACGGGTAATAACGACGCATGTTCGTCGGGTGACTGCATTCAAGCAGCTCACTAGCAGCGGCATTGCAGCAGTCCCGAATAAACTCGGCCATTGAGATGTGTTTGATCGCAGCGGCATCTTTCCAACGTTGGTGATCTTCGGCCGATGCACGCAATAAAACTTGTTTTGATGCTGGTTCCCCAGGTTTTGAACCTGTATTTGTGCCACGGGTAAGTTCTAGAGTCTCGGCAACTTCTTCCATAGCCATGTCTAGGTTGTCGGCAACTACTAGTTCTTCGTCATCTTCGCTGTAAGTACTCATATTATTCCACTATTTCCGCTTCTATTATTTCTTTATCAACACTAGCAATCTCATTGCTGGTGTTACCCAACAATTGATTAATAGTTTCAGATGGCAAAACACCTGAATTGCCCATAATCTCCAAAAGCTTCTTGACTTCTTCTTCAGGGTTGAAAGCATTTACTGCCTTTGGCTTTATCGCACCCTCTAGGGTAGCCCTTATTGGCTGGTCAGGAGAGTTAATATCCAACTGAACATTGACACTTGTCTGCTCCATGCCTAACAACTTGGAACGCCTGTCCATAATTGATAAGAGTGTTTGCACTGCTTTGAGGTCAGGTTCAACAGTTACTTCAGTGCCGTCGTCAGTTTTAATACGACGATGCTGAGCCAATGGCCAAACTGCCTGCTGAAGCGCATCAAGACGCTCCAGTTCCATTCTCAGGACTTCAGGGTATGCGAGGAGGGCTTCAGAGTTTAAACGCTGTAACTGCCGTCTGATTGCTGTATTAACGGATTGCGAAGCCATGTTGAAGCGCCGACTTATCTCATTGACGGGAACGCCGGCTTGTCGCATCTTGAAAATGCGCATATCTCTTTCCGCAAGGAACTCACGGGTGAGAGATTGGTTAGATTCAGCCATTAGTCAACCTTCATGAATTCAAGAACTTCAAATGGGAATACTTTACCACGCTTCATCTTTGTGGGGAACTGACGCATATCACGAGCACCACGGAAATGACCAACATTGTAAACATACGCATCAGTTGCAGTTGGATCAGGAGTCAAAGAAATACCAAACTCAGGCCAACGTGACCAGACAGCTGAGCCGAAAGGCCGCAAGTCCCGAGAACCAATTGACGTTCCCAGCGGCGCATGGTGCTCCAGCCACATCGCGCAGCCATAGTAATCGCGCAAAGAATCAAGATATTTAGCAACTTCAATAGCAATTGCTTCGCTTGTTCTCCCGCCTGGATCAACAAAAGACTTGTACAAAGGCCCCATAACCAGCAAATCAGGCTTGGTTTCCTCAATTGCCTTCTCCACAATGCTTCTATCGGATTGTTTCAGAAGGTCAAGTCCAGCAGGTCGCATCAAAAGTCGTGCATTTACTTTGTCTACATGACCAAGTTTCTTCGCAGCGTGCATGATGCTTCGTGAAGTTCTACGAATAATGCGTTCAGGGTTTTCAAGGTCAATAGTTAAGGTAGTAATAGGATCCATTCGTGACATCGTGAATGGGTGAATTCCAGCAGAAGCACAAATCGCCACCTGTCGTGCAAGCATTGTTTTGCCAACACCTTCAGCAGCCACAACGATTACACGCTCTTGACGCTCCAGTAAACCAGGTATGACCCAATCGTAACTATCGTCATCTTCTTCATCAAGGAAATCTTCCCAAACAACAAGTCTTGGTATCTCAATCTTGGCTTCAGGGTTAGAGAATGTGTTAATCAACAGCGACGCACGGGAGAGTCTCTGCTCAACCGACACTGCATCCTTACGGAGAACGGACTCAACACCCCTAATTAACTCGTCTAACGACTTATCTTTAGGTGCTTCCTGTTCTTCATTTCCCCAGTCCAGCTTTGACTGGCTATCAAAATCTAAAAGTTCAGTTATTTCAACATCATCCGCAATCATGTCTGACACATCTTTGTATTTA